AGCCTAACGAGCGCAAAGACGCTTGGTGAGGCTCAGGCGGCGTTTGCTATCATCTGGAAATCCGATCTGTCTCAGGATGACAAGATTACGTTGCAGGCTGCTTATGAGGCACAGAAGGTGCGGATAGCTACGCCTGACTTCTCAGGATTGGAGCAATGATGTTCAAGACCCAATATCGAGTGAACCGGGACTGGTGCTACACCTTCATGTGGGCCGTTGAGGTCAAGCGTTGGTGGTGGCCGTTCTGGTCTGAGGAGCGAGGCTTGCTGCCGACCAAGGAAGCTGCCTTAGCACTGATCGAAGAGCTTCGGACAATCCGATGACCCAGACGTTCGTTTTGAGGTCTACGCTTATTCGTTCCAATGCGATTGCTGCGGTATCGAACGCGCCAGCAGATTGGATCGTGGATATCTCGGAGCCTAAGCGCTCAATGCCACAGAACCGGTTGTTTCATTCTCTGTGTGGCGATCTAGCCAAATCGGGAATGAAGTGGGCGGGGAAGGTTCGTAATGCTGGGGAGTGGAAGGCGCTTGTGGTCAGCGCTCACTCCGTAGCAACCAGCAATGGCGGTGAAGTTATCCCAGGATTGGAGGGTGAATTTGTCTCCATCCGGGAAAGCACATCCCGCATGAACAAGTCCCGCGCCACGTCCCTCATTGAATACACGATTGCGTTCTGTGTGGCAAATGGCGTGGAGTTGCGAGAGACTGAAGCAGCGGGGTTTGGCGAATTTCTGGAGAGGATGAAATGAGGGTTCTTGTTTGCGGCGGTAGAAATTACCGAGATGCCGACCGCTTTGGCGTGGTGATGAATAAGCTGCACGATAGCATGGGCATCAGTCTAATTATTCAGGGCGGGGCTAATGGGGCTGACGATTTGGCCCATGGCTGGGCGTGTCTGAATGGTGTTCCGGATTTGGAGTTTCAGGCCGATTGGGAAAACCAAGGCGCGTTCGCTGGCCCTGCTCGCAACAAGCGGATGCTGGAGGAAGGCAAGCCCGATCTGGTCATTGCCTTTCCCGGAGGTCGCGGAACTGCTGATATGGTCCGCAAAGCCCGTAGGGCGGGCGTAGAGGTGGTGGAGATTGCCCCGTAAGGAGTTCACCCAGAAAACCAAGAGGCTGGCCCTAGAGCGCTCCGAAGGGCTTTGTGAGGCATCTGGGCCTTTTTACAACCGACCTTGGGATGATCGGTGTGGGGCCAAACTGGTGAAGGTGGAGTACGATCATTTCATCTTAGCCAGTGAGGGCGGAGATAACAGCCTAGAGAATTGCCGCGCTGTCTGCCCTCTGTGCCATTCTTGGAAAACACGTAAGGTCGATACACCCAAGGCGGCTAAGGCCAAAAGAATTCGTCGCAATCTTGATCCAGAGACGAGGAGGCGGACTAAGAACCCCATTCCTAAGCCAAAGGATCACAAGTGGGCCTCAAGGCCCTTCCCCAAACAGTCCAGAGGATGGAGGAAGAGAGAGGAATGAACCCTAAGATCGTAGACTGGGAATCTCCGGGACGCATCGACAAGCTGAGGGAAATGTGGGCCATTGGATACTCGGCACTGCAAATAGCGGATGCACTCGGAATACCAGGGAAGAAGAACGCGGTCATCGGAAAGGCCAATCGTCTCAATCTAGGTGCTCATCCGAATGGACATGCTTACTACAGAGCTACCGAAAGGGCTCGCAGACTAAAGGAACGCACTGAAAGCAAAGCCAAGAGGCATAGGGAAATGGATGGGTCACTCAGCCGCTCTAAATCATCTGGACCAGTTCGCAAGCGTAAACCTCCAAAGCCTTATGTTGTGATTGAGAAGGTAGTTGAACGCAGGGCTTCGATTGATGGGCCTAGCATGAAGCCCGACTATCGGTTCCAGCGCTCTAAGGCTTGGGAGGCTTTAGAGGGAAGTCAGCCTGTTAGCCTTGTGGACCTGCAAAAGGGTCAATGCTCTTGGCCAGTTGGGATTGATTCACCTTACCACTTCTGTGCCCTGCCTGTCGATGCCGATGGCAGGTATTGCCAGACTCACAACCACCTATCCCACCCGCGCACGTGACCTTATACGACGCTATACGGGCTTATAATTCGATACATATGAGAGGAATTGAGATGACAACTCGCAAACCAGTTACAGAACCAGCCGTGCCGCCCGATACTGAGTTTGGCAACTTCCTCACCAGCCGTCACGATCAGGCCGTTTCAGAGCGTCAGAGGCTAGAGGGACAGAAGAAAACGAGGGAGGAGTTCTATGCCCGAGAGAAGGCCCGTCTAGAGGCCGCAGAGGCTCAGGAAATGGCCTCAATCAATACCCAGATAGGTCAGCACCAGAATGTCATCAACATGGCTCGTGCGGCTCTGGATGTGGACAATCTCGATCTTGGGAATGGATTGAGGCTGGTAGCATCCTAACAGTGTCTATTGCTACTGCTGGGTTGGGTGTTGGGAGAGTAGGGGCTGGGGAATGAAGGCATAGCTTCTCCTTTTCCCCCTTGGTATGGACCGGGCTATCCCCAATCAACCAAGCCTGTAGCTAACAGGTGCCTTACGGCAGCGTACATTCACAAGTCCCCGGTCCAGCATTTAGGCCCTGAACCCCAAGTACAGGAGCTTATCCCCATACCCAGCTTTTGCGCCTACACGATTTCTCGCGCCAAGGTCACGGGATAGAAAGAGAACCATTGCCCGCAGATTTGTTTTTGCTTGCTTTGGAGGGAGCTAGCGAACCCGTTGGGGGACTTTTCTAACGCACTTGAAACCTTCGAGATCGAATGCTAGTTTCAGTAAGCGCTACCGGTGGAAATCCCGCCAAGGAACCGGTGGTAGTCGGTAACGACCGTAAATCGTGTGCCGACAGCCTCATAATGAGGGAAATACCGCTCTAAAGTCAAGGCTTCGCTCACAAGGCGGGGCCTTTTCCTTTTGTCATAATCCCATGCAACATAACCGCTTGTATTAAGGGCCTGTGTGTGACATTGTACGGTATCAATGGAGATAATCATGGACCCGATTTACCTGAACGATTTTGCTAAGGCGAACTACAAAAACCAGATCGGAAAGGACGCCGTAGTTGGTGAGTTTGCGATCAACGCTTCGTACCTGGATGGGGCCAACATTCTAGTAGCCTCCTATACCCAAGCTTGTTACGAAGGCGATGCCTTTGTTTTGTTCGAGCGCGGAGGCAGGCTGTACGAGGTGCATGGATCGCATTGCTCGTGCTATGGCCTTGAGGGCCAGTGGAAGCCTGAAGAGGTCGAGGCCGATGTTCTGCGCGCCCGCCTGACTAAGGGCACGTATGGCGAAGAGAACGATGTTAAAGAGCACGTTTTCAAGGCTCTTGACGCTCTGGAATCTCAATGACAGCCCGCCTAGACCTTCGCCTACCAGTCGATCTTAAGCATGATTTGGCTTTGGAGGCGGCGCGAGATAATCGGACTGTATCAGCCGTGACGGTTCTGGCAATTCGGGAATATCTTGATCGTCGCAAACCTTCCATTCCCCAGCCAAAACAAACCAATCCCCACACTTAGGGATAGAGGAAGAGAGACAGAGATGGGCATGTTCGATTACGTTAAGATCGACAAAGTTCATGGCTTGCCTGACATCGAATACCAGAGCAAAGACTTTGACTGCGATATGACGACGATCCGTATAACCGAAAACGGGCGCCTTGAAATCGAACGCGGCGATTACGAAACCGTGCCGAAGGAAGAACGTCCATATCCAAACGATGAGGGAATTCTGGGCATGATGGGTAGCATTCGTAAAGTTAATCGCCGCTGGGATGATCTTAATCTGCACGGCATGTTCAACTTTTATGGCAACAGCGGTCCTAACTTTGACGGGGAGTGGTTCGAGTATAATGCCAAATTTACGGACGGCGCATTGGTTAGGATAGAACGCGATGAAACCCCCTAACCATTCCCCAGCCCTCTACCACAACATCACAGTAGGAGAATGGGAATGAGTGATACCCGATACGCCGTCATCGTGGACAGCAAGGAAGCGCTAACCGGGGCCGATGTTCCCAACAGAGTTATGACCAAAGAGGGAGAACGCTTCTGGGCTACCATCGAGAGGGAAGGATGGGTAGAGGCAACGAGCGCCAGCTTTAAGGAGGGACTGATCCCGGCAGACGTTAAAACATGGGAGACAAGTGATGCCGCTGAAGAGTTCGCCAAGAGATGGAAGGGGCATCCGTGGTGGTGCGTTCCGAACGGTAATTATGAGATCGTTGAACTACTGCCGAATATGGTTCTCGTGCAAAAGGGATGGATGGAGAAATGAGTGCACCGATCAGGCTCGTTCGAGAAGCAGATGCAGAGCGGATCAAGCTTTGGTTCTTTAGGGATATCAGTGAGGATCAGCGCTTAAAACTGTTTAGCCTCCTAGGCTGGCCGGTTGAGGAAATGACCACCCAAGCATCTCAGCTATTCAGCCTCCGGTCTATCCTTGGGCAAACGACAACCGTTGTGGCCGCGCCAGAAGTTAAGAGGACGCACACATGACCGTTAGCTGGCTCCTAACCCTTCTATCCCAAGCCCTACGTAAATCAAAACCCCGCTGGATGCTGCAATGATGAAAGCTGCGAACACGCTAATCCGAAATGCATTCAGCCTTCGCGACAGACTTCTGATCCGCATCGATCAGGCCGACAGAAAGCAGCAACCACGCACTGTTGTTAGTATCGATGTATTCCGACCTGACGATAAGAGAGCGGTTAGGATGGAGGTGATGAAATGAGTGACAAGATGGTGTTTGTGGTTTGTCGGGATGGGCACTCTGAGGGCTATAGCGAGCCGCTGGAGGCCTTTGAAACCGAGACCTTGGCAAAACTATACGCAAAAGGATCAGCAGACGGCTACGGCTCCAGCCTGAAGGTATTCTGCTTGTTCGTACACGAGGCTTCTGACTTCGCTCGTGTTCCAGAGATGTATGAGGCGAAGGAATGAGCCGCCTAACCTTCCGCCCACCCTCCCTAATCCTCCTCTTCATCATTGCATTGGTGGTTATAGGGATAAACGAATTACAGAGGTAGAGATGAACGAGTGGCAACCGATTGAAACGGCCCCGACAGATGATACCCGTATCCTGGGGCTCGACCGGGTTATTGGCAAGGTGTCCATAACTAGCTCACGCGGACAGAGAGTTAAGCGTTACTCTCTTGGTGGCTCTGGTTGGAAGGAAGTTACGGTGTGGAAAGACGAGTCCGAAGTGGCTTCTGATGGTTATGGTTGGTATGGGCACGATGATTGGGACCCAACTCACTGGATGCCCCTGCCAGACACGGATTCTTAACTTCCCAAGCCTAATCTCTTCCCTAACCAGAGGAGATATAGATGCAAACAAACACAGTTCTACACATGCTCATGGCGCTCTGTGCGCTGAATGAAGGAGAGACGAAGGTGAGTGGCGGCGGTAAGATTATTGAACGCGAGACCATGAGGCTTCCTGAAGGCGACCTGACCGTTGTGCGTTATCGGGTCATGTCAGAGTATCGTCCTGACTGGTTCGATGAAACGGAACGAGCCAAGCTATTCGTATCTGACGAGGCCGATAGATGCAGAAGCCTTGGACAGTTCCAACGCGAGAAGATCGCTAGGGAAGCATTGGAGGCTATTGTGGCGCTGGAGAAGCGGGCTAAGGCTTTGGAACGGTCTGCTGAAGCCTAAGTTCTTCCAACCGAGCGATGCGCTCTGAAATGGACTGTAGCGCATCGTTGAGACTAAAGCTGGAGCCAAGTTCGGCCCTGATCTGCTCAATCTGGCGCTGTAGATTTATGTCTCCACTCTCAAGGCTTCTCCAACGCTCCTCATGCTCGCCACGAGGCACAACCCCATCCTGTACTTTCATCAGCGCCGCCTCGAACCTATCCATACGCTCTGATGTAGCCTGTTGTACCAGGAGGATGGATTGCTGGGTTCCTCCGATATAGGCATTAAAGCCCCACACAGCGAAGGCCATTACCAGGCCTAAGGCTACGAGACAGGCAGAGACGGCGCCCCATGGGATTTGAGAGCGACCGCGTATCTCATCGGCCAATGTAGTAACAGCGCGCTCCAGACCGGCAACGCGCTGCTCAAGAGCCCCAAAGTTGGAAGCGTCTACTTCTTCCGCCATTCGTTCCAAGCCTTCAGGGGGTTCTCTGAGGCCTTGTTCATCCAGACTACCAGGTTCCGTCCGGTGATCCCAAGAACCCCTGCAATACCGTGTGCGGCGTTCTCTGGCAGGTTTAGAACCGACACGATTGGGTCAGTGGCAAGGATAGCGACTAGCGCCCCTGCAATGATGGCAAGGATGGCTGTGAACCACGTATAGCGCTTTCGATCTAGGAGCACGGCAATAATCGCAGCTACGGTTGAGAAGATAAGGTACGTCGCTTTGATCCCTAGGGCTGCAACGAATTCAAAGGCCGTACTGTTCACTCGAACCGCCATTTTTAGCAAACCGCATCCAAAGCGGCATTGTGAGCAATGATCTCTTTCACCGTTTCCGGCGTATCGAGGGAGGCACTATAGGTTATCGGCTTTGCTATGTCGCAGAAGTCGCTAACGTAGATTGTCGCGGTTCCTGGGGTCCGTAGCGACGTGCAGGCTGCTAAGCTCATCAGCATCGGCACGAGCAGCGTTAGCTTGAGCAACCCGTTCATCGTGGGCCTTCTGTGCTTCTGCATTGACCTCTGCCCTTCCTTCGGCTTTCCAGCGCTCCCGCTCAAGATAGGACATAACGGCTGTCACAACCTTGAGCAGGGCTAGGATGATTGAGAGCTTCATTTGCTTTCGAGGCGATTGCGCTCAAACACGAGCCACCAGAAAAATGCCACGATAGCGCCAGACGCGCCAAGCACCTGCTGGAAGAGATCGCCATCGGCCACACCGGAGCCGAAGAAGACGCCACCAGCGGAGTAGAGAACGATACGAACAAGCTGCTGAATAGTACCGAGATTCATAGTGTCAGTCCTTTATGCAAAACGGGCACGGAGCCACGAGGAGAGGCGATCCCACAAAGATGGGGCAGGAGTAGGCATAGGCACGATAACTGGCTTGACGGGCTCCGCAAGGGGCGGAACTGGCTTTGTGATAACGATAGATGGCTTAGGAGCCGATTCTAGGGCCGTTTCGAACTTCTCGGCATATCCGGCTATCTTTGCACCATTGGCCTTCACATCGCCGTTTACGGTCGCTCTGGCGTTGATATAATCAGTCTTGGTCGCGTTGATGTAGTCCGAAAGCTTTTTGCCGGTGAACATGCCCTTCATGAGCCCGACAATGAGAATGCGGGCAGCGTATTCGGGGCGCTTGGCCAGATCGGGATGGGCGGAGAGGGATTCGCCAATCAGCTTGTTGAATTTCTCGTAATTGGCGTAGCCCGTAAGCTGGACAAATCCACGCCCCCTATACGTATACCCATCGTTCTTTTCATCGTTACCCATGCGACCGCCATATACTTCATTGGCGAGCTTCTGAGCGTTCTTGACGAATGGCTTGGCGCTGTCCACAGTAGGGAAGCGGGATGGCCACACCTGATGAATGCGGGCCGCGCTGGTATAGGTCAGGTTCTCGACAATAGGCCGGAAGTTGCATTCGTGCTGGGTCGTGGCGAGGCAATACGCGAGTTTACGGTTATCGCCGTCTCCATACTTCTCCCAAGCCGACAAGATCGCATTCAGAGAGTCCACCTGATCCTGATCAAGCTTCCCGGCCTGTAACGATCTAGCTACGTCGAATACGCCTGCCATCTATCTCTCCTAGGGTCATGGAACTTCGACAAACTTCAGGTTTTCGGCGGATGTCCGATCCCATGACGCATATTTGTTGATCATCGGGAGAGGCCATGCGGATGGTTTGATGATAAATCCCGAATTGAGATCATCGGTCTCAGCATACCCCGAAGTTTCAAAGCCGAGATTGAGGAAGAACTCGAAGCAGGTAAACACTGCGCACCACTTCTCACCTTCTTTCCATGCCTGAGTGATATCGACAGACCCCGAGTGAATTTGCGCACACACCCCTGTGCCGGCTGGGTACCCACCAAGGAATGGCCGCTCCATTGTTAAGACATTCCCACTCTTACTCTGAATTACGTTCCATTCACACGAGGTGATGCCGTTCCCGACTAGGACAGGAGCCCCAATGTCAAATGCGCTTGCGTTCACAACACTGACTTGCTTGTTGGATGGGCTGGTGTTCACCGCAATTGGGCTGACAGCCGATGATTTACCCGCGAGGACAGGGGCAGATTTAGCCCAGCCGGTGGGGCTGAATGATGCATTGGAGGCTACCGCAGAGCGCCACCGCAGGGGGTTCCCTGACTTTCCTGAATAGAACAGGCGGTATGTACCATTATCATTCACGAGCGAACCAGATGACACGATCATTGTGCCTTCCCATGGTTCAGTTATGCCAAACGCCGCGACTGGCGTAGCCCAGACAAAGCCATCGGTCGATGTTGTAACCACGAACTGCGTCGGGTCCATAGAGCTGATGCCGCGAGAGAGAACCATTTTGAACGGTGCGGCGGTATCGTCGGGTTCATAAAGAACACTAGGCCGTTGAAGCGAATGGGAACCAGGAAGTGCCGTATGAGGGATAATTGGCGCCATGCTCCGATAGCGCAGCCCCATATCCTTGCCGTAGATTTCGAGAAATGTCTGCCAGCGGGTTCCGTCGAATCCCTCATAGTAGAGATAGATTTCATCACCGACCACTACCGGAGAGCATAACCGCTTGCCCTGATTATCTGATCCAGGGATTGAGTAGAGGCTGCGCGGCGCGATCTTGTCCTTGCGACTTAGAAATGACGGGTTTTCTCCAAGAGCATAACCTAAGTCGCCGCCGATTTGACCGGGAACAACGTCATTACCGTTATAGAACCAGATTTTTCTCATTTAGCCTCGCACACCTGAAAGCACAACATAGCCGCTGGCAATGTTACCAGAACTGAAAAGCAATTGGATTGCGTTTCTAGCTGTAGTTCCCGCGCGCCCGCCGTTGACCGGAACCGAGGTGAACACACCAGCGTTCGAAACAAAACCGATTGACCCTTCCCCATAGGCGACGGTGGCCTTATTGAAATTATGTATCGTGATGGTTCCCCAGATTCCACGCCCGGATGCGCTCCCAACCGATCCGCCAAGGTTCCATTGTGCTGCGGGTCCTGAAGCGGCTGAAACCGTTCCGCCCGAACTCACAATGCTCTGATAATTATAATCAGAGCCACCGCTGTCATAGCTTGAGCCGTTGTTTGTTGAAGTTCTAATCCCAAGCACCGCTCCATCGGTTGCTGGAAGTACGTAGAACTTCAATGTTATGTCTCTGTAGACATCGAGATTTGCAAAAGGAGCTGATGCTCCGGCCCCGTTGCCGAAATCTATGCGGCTAATATATTCTTCCGCATAGCCTCCGCGTGATTGAGTGAGCCTGCGATCTGCACCCGTAGCCGACCCATACCAAAGAGGGGTGCTGTTAACCCCGCCAATGCGGGTAATTTCCCCAATTAGCTGAAAATAGGTGTAATTCGCAGGCAAAGTTGGGGAAGAGAATGACAACGAAATGATGGAATCAACAATCGTTCCATCTGTGCGCCCGATCTCATATATTGCGTATCGGTTGTTGCCTATTGCTCCCGTATCGAGCCATCCATTCCCGGTCCCAACTGCCCAAGAAGCATCGGCCCTTTTGGTCAAGGCACTGATCTGTACAAGAGTGCGGGCTCCGGTTGTGTCTACAGCCAAACCAGACGCAATATCGACATCATTTGCCGGGTCTGACACGTTGGTTGTCATGGTTAGACCATAGACATACCCCCTGATATCACTGACGAGGCCTAGTGTGCCGCTGTAGTAGGGGGCGGTCCATGTGCGGGTGGTTGCAGTCGGGAGGCCGGAAAGGTCCAGAGCAACGCGCTTGGTATCGTCCGTATTATCGAGGAAGCGCAGAACATTGGTACGGATCGAACGCGCCAGCAAACCAAGAATAGCTTGGAGCGTGTTATCCATCCGGCCCATATTCGCAATGGCGCCGTCGATGCTTTCGCCCGTGACTTCGGTATTGCTGGAGTCGGTCGTTGAGAGGCCGGTAATTTCAGTCATTTTCAACCACCGTTTGGCATGTGTTCATCGTTAACATCTATCAGCCGGAAATGCTATATGCAGAGGCCCCAGAGCTTGAAAGCCCTGTGCGTCCGGTAATTCTATCCTCTAGCGTTGGAGCGCGTTGGGTGAGGGCGTTATAGGCTTGGGATGGAGACATGCCCTGAGCTATCAACGCTTGAACCGGCGTTACCTGCTGGGGACGAGGCGCGGAATAGGAATTGGCGCCATTCACCACAACCCGCAACGGAGACGCCTGAGCGACCATTCTCGGCATTGGCTGCGGAGCACGTACGGGCGTGTAATTCGGCCTAGCGCGCGGCAACGGCACCGCAGACATAGGCGACGGCACAACCTGAATTGGCGGCTGATTGAGCCTTACGCCGTTCGTATTTGGCGTTAGTCCGATTGGACCTGCTGGGAGGCGGTACGGAGCAGTAGGGCGCTGTGATAGCTGCTCTGCGCGTTGGGAGGCAATATTTTGCGCTGAAGAGCCGATAGGGGCCGTTCTCGCTGCTGCCTCTAGGGCAGTAGGAACACGCGGAATTGCGCGCTCTACGTTGCTCTGTGTGGCCGTAAGCGAGGCCCTACGCGCTGCATCATTGATTTGAGCAGGCGTAGGCGATGGCATTGAACTGGAATTGAAGGGAACCGACTGCACAACGCGAGTAGTTGGCGGCTGTCCGATATTAGACGGCGGAAGCTCCGGCAGACGAACACGAGCCGGGGAAGGCGTGAGAGAACCTAGCCCACCCGTTACCGTTGTCGGCGTCATGTCCGGGATATGGTACGAATAGATATTGCTGCCGTCTGCTGTAAGACGAGGTGTGACGGGGTTCTGCGTTGCTGCTATCATATCGACAGCGCGAGTTGCATTCACATTTCCACGCTGTGCGTTTACTGCGGCCATGGAAGGCGTGACGATATCGGGCGCTGAAGGCCGACGCTGGGGCAAAGGCGGCGGAAGTGGCGTAACCTGCGCCCTCTGCGCCTCCACACTCTGAAGCGGATTGCGCATGAGGGATAGGTCGGGCGAGATGGTCGCAGGGTTCGGAGCTACACGCGGAGGAGGAGTTGTGTCCTGAAGGCTGGCAACGACATTCGGGATTTCGCCGGGAGGGACAGGCCGAGTCGGATAGTACAGATGGCCATTGCGCTCGATGGTGCCGAATTTGTTCTGGCTATCGTGGAAGGGCGACTTGACCGATGGCGTCTTGTAGAATAGAGCGCCGCCCGTATAGTCAGGGCGAGTGCCGCTCAGAACAAGGTCAAGGGCTCGCTCGCCGCGCTTGTAGGTGTCGGAGTCCGTAGAGAACTGGCTAGGGTTGTTGCCGCCTCTACCTACGGGGTTCCAGGCGCTAAATTCATTCGGCTGAAGAGCGGCGGCGGCGGGATCGGCGGGGAAGTCGCCAGAGTTAGCCCGGTTCAGGATGACTTGGATAACATCGGCCATACCTTCAACGCCTTCGCCCCTAGCTTCACCAAGGGCGGTGCGGATGAGAATGTCTCGCTGGTACGGAGTTAGTTCAGTAGCCATTGACGTTTTCCCAAGCTAGGGCGATATTCCGGTTACGAAGGATGAGGGAAGAAATGACCAAACTGCATATCCGCTTGCCGAGTGACCACGGGCCGAACCCATACGATAGTGCTACGCCCATCAAGGACCATCCGCCGAAAGACTGGCAGATTGCCGGTAGAGGCATGGAATGGTGGATCGGTGTGATTGCTCTTGGCATTGCGTTTGGCTTCATGGCGTACTTCAAAGCCCTTCCTTAATTCCCGTATGATCCAGCGCCGTTGACGGTGATGCGAAGTGGCTGAGCGTTATTGTTAGTCACTTCATTGCCGCTGGTCTGCTGAGCAAGGCCACGCGACACAGGCGCAAGCATATCGCTAAGCTGGTCAAGAGCCGCCATCCACTTAGGGCTTAGAGAGGCGTTGTAAACTGCCTTCTGAAGCGCTTGAGGGTTGTCAGTTGTCAACAGCTTTGCAACTTCCTGCATAACCTTGGCGTCAACCTTCTCGCCTAGATAGCGGCCACCCTTGGCGAGCGCCGCACCAGTCAGAGCGCCCATCCAATCACCGGATAGGGCAAAGCCAGCACCGCCACCAATACCAAGCTCCATAAGCTGCCGGGCGGTTGTCGAATTCCCCATAGCGCCGCGAAGCTGATCTGCCAGCGCTTCGACCTTCACAAAGGCTTCTAGCTGCTGAGCTTTGGCGCGACCAAAGACCAGTTCATTCATCTCGCGAGCGGCTGGGGATCCGAACATCTGTTGGATGATGTTGCGCCGATCACTAGCCGCCTTCACCTTGTCGATGATTTCCGATGCGTAGCCGGTGGCGAAAGCCTGCTTCTCTGCCTCGTTGAAGGCATTGTAGGCTTGCCGTGCTTCCGGGATAGCGCGAGGCTGATTAGCAAATACCTTACCAGCATCTAGCGCATCCTCTGCTCCGAAGAACATGGCCGCACCCTGACGGGCCTGCTGGAACTGCGGCACAGCGGTATCGAGGGCCATGTTGAGTTGACGGCGCATATCGCCAATCTGGCTTGCAAGGAGATTGTCGCCCTGACGCGCTGCCACTTCGGATTGGCGGCGAAGGTTACGCTGCACAACGTCCCAAAATTGCAGGTTGGGAAGAGCGCGAGAACCATCGGGCATGGTGCGCAGGGTTACAGAGCCATCATCCAGGAACACAAATGGATTGATAACAGATTTACCACCTGTTACCGCCGCTGCGTTCTTAGCCGTGCTCTCTGCCTGCTGGATAGCGGTACGGAATGGATCGGCCTGCATGAGGTTCCGAATCTCAGGCGTCCACACAGCACGAGCCTGCGGTGCATTATAAGCGGCTTTATAGGCCGGATCATTCGCCCGCCGCGCCGCCTGCTGTAGTCCTGACTGGAATGCAATGTCATCGACATTCCCGCCAACAAGGCGCTTTATAAAGTCGATGGCTCGGGGGGCCTGAGTGGTAAACCGATCCTCAACCGTTCGCTGAATAGCGGCGCGGGCTTCCGGCGACTGATTGGCTACGGAACGAGCAAGGGCGCGGGTCGTTTCGCCGCCCCTATCGATGTTCACAAGAGGCAGGCCAGATTGACGCGCTACAGCCTCATCAGCGGCACTCATGACAGCTTGGGGATTCGCTGCCACATCTCGGGTCACTGCCACCCCTACACGTCTAGCAGCCTCGGACACGGGGTCCGTGACAGATTGCATGATTGGTGCAACGCGCTCGCCAACCGCCTGCGCTACAGCACGAGTTCCAGCACCAACGGCAGGGATAGCGGCTGCAATGCCCGTGGGCAGCACAGCGTTACCAAGCGCCTCCGTTGGAGCCTGCCCGCGCACCATATTGTCCGCAGTCGTCAGGCCTAGCGTAGAGAGACCCGAATTGACGATGCGCTGAACTGTGGGGCCAGTCATGCCAAGGGCCTGTGCGCCCTGCTGTGTGGCTCCTAGTGCCCCGAATGAACCGATTGCACCGCCGACATTGCCAGCGATGTTTGCGATGGGGTTGGCTGCGGCGAGTTCCTGACGACGCTTGATTGCTGCGTTGCGGGCCTCTTCATAGTCTCCGCCCGTTAGCTGTGCACCAACACCAACCAGATTATCCGACACGGCTTGGGACATAGGGCCAAGAATCGGGATCGAATTGACGATGCCACCAAGCGTTGCTGCTGTGGAGCCGAGAATATCAGGGCGCCCCGGCTGCTGAACGGGAAGCGCAGGGGCGGCAGTGTCAGTACCAGGACCGAACTGGCTCATGCGAGAGGCAGCGGCTAGCGGGTCTTCTTGAGGAGCGGACACGCCAATGCTGGCAGCAATCTCGTCCACCGTTGCCTGCTGCTGTTCGGGGGACATGCGAAGAAACTCATCGCCAACCGTTACAGTCTGATTGCCGATTGTGAGTTTTGCCATTTACTGCCCAATGCTCCAAGGAACGCCGCTAGAGGTAGTGCCGCTATTCTGCTGGGGACGAGGTGCTTGGCCGTATCCACCGATGGCACCAGCCTGCGCCTGAAGCTTGGCGTAGCCATCGGACACCGCCTGCTCAAGCTCCGTAAGCGACTTTTCAAACAGCGCCTTGTCACCTCTGGCCATTGCCTCTTCAAGGTTCGAAATAGCGCCTTCTGCCTTGCGGCTTTCAAAGTCGGTAATCTGTCCCCCGCCACGAAGCACTTCACGCGCCTCAAGGAAGGTGCGATTAATCAGGCGATTAGTCTCAATCTGGAAATTGGCGCGCTCAGACTGCGGCATTGTCGGAAGCATCTGCTGGGGAACACCCAGGATGTTTCCGAACTGCTCTTCCATGCCCTTCGACTGATCGCGCACCGACTGGATGGCTTGCAGCGTCTGCTGGGTGGTCAGAGCGGCTGCGGGAAGGTCAAACTGAGCACTACCCGTTCCCTTGCCGAAAGTAGAGCCTGCCGCCCGCTCTGCGTTCAAGTCATATGGGCCGAGGAGGCGAACACCTGGAGGGGTAGTTGCCTGAACCATCGCACCACTATCTGAAGGCTGAAGGTAAACCGGCTGCTGCGTGGTTTCGTCAAATCCCCACTGTCCGCTAAGGCTAACTCGGGGATCATTACCAGAACCGGCAGGGGGCGTAATCCAAGAGCCATCAGCGGGGTTGTAGAGGCTTCCGCCAACACTCATTAGGCCAGCACCGGGATCGGCAACCTTAGTTGCTTCCTGAAGCGCGAATGTGCCCTGCCCTGCATCCACGAGCGGGATAAGGTCTTCGCGGCCTCGCTGACGAAGCCATTCCTTGGTGGCGTTCGTTTCTTCGGCCTGTTGGGCAAATGCCTGCTGATCCTGCATGTACTGCTGATCAAGCTGAGCCCCTTGCATGGCGCCGCTGAAGGCTCGCGAGGGATCGCCCGACAGGAAGCCCGCGCTAAGCCCCATCAACGCATTGCGGCGCGGCTCTACCCACTGACTGACGGGGTTATCGAAGGGGAGGAAACCACGGCTTTGGGGAAACGGAGTTGCCATTTATGCCTCACAGGAAACTTGCGATACCAGACGCGATACCGAGGGGCGCACTCCACCATGGTTGACTTGTCGTCTGCGTCGTGGTTGTGCCACTAGCCGGAGCAGTGCCGCTGAAAATTGACCCAGCCCTTTGGAGCGTATTCCAGCCCCGGTTTGCCGTCGCGTCGAACAGGCGCTCTGCTTCCTGAGCCTTTGCCAATGCCTGAGCATCGAGGATTTGACCGCCCTGAAGCTGTGCAGAGGCGGGGAGCATGCTTGCCTGATAAAGTCCGGGAAGATTCTGAATGGCCTGCTGTTGACGTCCGTAATCGTACTGAGCGAGTGCCCCGCCAACATCATTGATCAAAGCATCTTCATGCGAACCAGAGCCGAAGCGCCCCGAGCCCTGAAGGATGGCATTCGTATTGGTGGAAACATCATCAATCAGCCGCGTTCGCGTTGGGTCAGCCCCGAAGTTACCCGCTGCAATGTCCGCTTGCTGATTGATAGCGTTCGTAATTCCAGCGCCGTATGCTGCATTGTTCGGATTGCCCGTGAGGCTATTGACGCCCGCCATGGTCGCGCTGGAAAGGTCAGGAGCGAGGCTTCCAGTATATGGGTTCACCCCGGCATTCGTCTGCGTATTGAGCAGGTTTCCGATAGTAGAGGCCGCTGCCTGCATGCCCGGATTGGACGGGGCGCTAGAGGTGGTGTTAGTCGTTGTGCCGCCCATCAGAGCCTCCGTTCAATTCCGTTTTTCGCACCGTCATAGGGCAGGTAGTGTGGTAATATCATACTCCACCCCTGTCTGCCACAAATCCTATGTGCAGCTACCCCGGCTTTCCGCAAAATGCCTTCGATGTACTCGACGCCCTCGCGCATTGCCTTAAGTCTCTGCTTTGGACCGCCTTCAATCCGCCCTACGAGGGCTGTAGTCCACGCAACGAGGTCGTCCCCATCCATATCTAGGGAAATGACCCAATAGCCCTCAGCGCCTTCCGTAGCCTCGATAATCCATGCATATCCGATCATCAGGCGGTCATAGAGGCTTTGGACGTTGAAGGTTGGGTCTTGCCGCAATGCCGGATAAAGTGAGGCAGTTAGGCTGTCCCATTCGCTTGTGATCCGGTCAATGGGGATGGGCTTGAGGATCATGAGAACGCGCCGCCCTTGGCCGTCTTATCGCCAGGAATATACGTCACGATGATATCGACCTGATTACCAGCACTCGCCGTTGCGCGGAGCAGTTCGCCTGTCTTCATGACGAGCAGGACGTTCTTCTCAATCTCCTGCAAGGCAGTCAGCGCCTTGGTTGGCCGCACGTATGTCGCCGTGGTCCCATCATAGCGATCAATCGATAGCGTTGGCGTGGCGCCTGCAATCTCGCAAGCATAGATAGCCACGACGATAGCGCCTGACTGCGATGCGTCCAGAATGGTTGTGACTGAGCTAGGTGTAGCGGGTCTGGAGATTACCGCCTTGGACGGTATACGTCATCGCGGACCTCCGGTAGCTGCGACGATCATGTCAACGCCGAACGCATAGGACCAAGTAGCACCGGCTGGCGCATTCCATTCGAAGTCGATGTTCTTGCCGCGCCCTCTCAAAGGAGTACGTCCAGACGCTACCTTGCTCTCAGGGCTCTTCTGCGTAATGGCATCTGACAGGCTATCCGATACACCAAGCGTCAGTGTCGAGGTCGGGCAATCATCCATACTCGTTGCCCACGTAATCATCCCTGAAACGGGGCTTGGCTGAATTGAAGTACGGATCGTCGCTGCTGCGTTCGGACCGGAATAGGTGTTGAGCATGTAGTTATTGTCGAGAGCGCCAAGGAACTGCTCGCCGCCCTGCCAAAAACGATCATCGAAGGCGATTTCGGGCATATCATCCCATGTGGCCCAGATAGCGCCAGCCGCGTCCCACGTATAACCAGCAGTAGCCAAACGAGTCAGGTATGTTGCCGTACTTGTCCATGTGAACCAGCGATTAGTCACACTCGGCGCCCAATTGTAACCAAGCACCACGTCAGACGCAGGATGGAGCCAAAGCACGATCTTGCGGAATGGATCGATAGAGGCCTGAACGTCCTTTAGTTCCAGCGCCGGGATTTGGTTCAGCCACGTCTTGTCAATGAAGCCGTCACCGATGGGAACGAGACCACCAGACGAGAACTGCCAGAACCCGTTTGTCGAAAGCGAGTAGACCACGCCGTCAAAGCCAATGACCGAACGGGCTCCAACTGAGCCACGCCCGTCAGCGATCTCCTGAAGCGAGTATAGAGCACCACCACCGGCATTCCCGAACTGGATCATGCGCATGCTTTCGCGCTGGAAGACGATAGCCGCGCCGTTCTTGAGGCGAACCCCGGCAATCAACTCCGCGCCGCTCTCAAGGGGCTGCTGATCGGAAGAGCCATTCTTCCAGTCGGTGTGATCGTTGAAGTCTGAATTACGGATCAGGCGGTTATTCCGATTGCCCGAATTGTCCTTACAGTCGAGAGCGAAGACCATGTTGGCATTGACGAATAGCTGCCGAGGGTCGCCCGCGTCTGCGATATAGGTAGCAGCACCACCCAACTCGATATTGTAGGCCCATAGCCCATCCGTGGTGTTGGTATAGAGCAGGTAATCACCGAACTGGACAGCCGACCAATCGTCGCCCGGAGTGCAGGTGTAGCCCGTTTCCAGTTCAAGGAACGTATAATCCGCTGCGAGGGAATAGAGGGCTGACGAGGTGAAGGCAAAGACCTGCGTTGTGCCATCGCGCTTGACGGCAGTGACCATCCCTCTCGGAGCATCAGGCAGGGCATCGCCACCACCCGGCAGGACCATAGTCGGGGCTGGTCCATAGCCATCAGGGATCGGCAGGACGTTGTTAGCCGTCCGGAGGATGCCGGGGGTCATTACCCCTCTATCTGGGGCGAAAGGTCCAAAACTAAATTGCATGTGGCAAACTCAGCGAGCCATATTTTTCAAGGCGATGAATTGCGGCACCATATGTGAGCCCTGATCTCTCTGCCCACGCTCCGGCAGCAAGCGTCTCACCGCCTATAGTGAAATATTTAGTGACGCGGCGATTTCGAGTTTGTTCGACAGGCGTCGCCCATCGACAATTTTCTTTGAAATAGCCCTTTGAATTGTCAATCCGATCAATCGTCTTGCCAGCCGGGCGCTCTCCCATATCCGCTAGGAATGCAGCAAAATCGACAAGCCATGTAGCGTCTATATCAATGCCCGCATATTCAGGTTTGTGCCGCACGCGATACTTCATTGAGCACCACGATCTATATGTAGGGCTTGGCGCACCGGCAGGGTTTGCGCCGTGTTTAAATCCCGAATTTGATGGGGGCCTACAGCCGCCGCAAGCTTTGCTATTGCCAGACCGTAGATTTTCAGTGGTTGGCGCACTCTCGCCCCCACAATCACACTTGCAAAGCCACTTCCTTCGCTTCCCAGTCTCCGCAAGCTTGATGACCACAAGGCTTCCAAAGCGCTGCCCTACTAGGTTGAGTGCTTTGCCCATCAGAGAATCCAGTCCGTATTGCCATAGAACCAACGCCGATTGACCATCGTAATGGCTCGATCAACCCGAAGCATGCCGCGCTTGTTCTTCGAAATGGTGTGCTGAATTTCCGGAATAGCTTCATCCAGCATCGCCTTCCAGACAGGCCCATTCTGCCAGTCCTGATTATACCCTGCACCCCACATCAGGGTTGCGGCCAGATACACGTCAGGATGGTTGGTGAGCAGCCAATTGGTCGGCACACTATCCGACAGGGCAAAGCGCTCTCGATAGACGAAACGGAAGGGATAGACCTGATCAACGATGCGGTCGAACTGAATATCGCTCCCGACAATAGAGTAGATGCGCGGTTGAGCCTCAGTGACTTCCGCAAGCGGATAAGTGCCATTCGCCTGTGGCTGGATTTCCCGCTCATCTTCGCTTGGAGGAGAGATGAACAGCGCAATCGGCTCAACCATGGAGAGCGAGGAAATATCGATGAGGCGGGACGATGCTACGCTACTCAAGGTAGCCTCAACCTCAACGGCGCCGAGCTTACGGTTTAGCTTGGCCTCTGCAAGCTTGATCCAATCAGGAGCCCTGCCTGACTGCCCAGCGCGTTCCATCCAGTCAACAGCGGAGGCCTGAAGATCGCTGTAATTGTCCAGTGCCATGGCTAGCCTCGCTTGATACGAGAAGGCTTGATGGCCTTCAGGATGTAGATGTACTGCCCATTGTCCGTGACATACGAATGGACAAGATCGAAATCCGCCTCATAGCAGAAGCGGTAATCCGTCATCGGTGTTTTGCCGACCTGATCGTAATTGGGCTGGGAAAGGTAGGTTAGCTGTTCAGCGCCAACGATGCGCGTATGCCCCGGATCGCCCCAAGCCCATGGCGAGGTGTGGTGAGGCGAGATGCCGAAGAACAAGCCGCCATCCTTCAGGATGCGCCAGATATCCGACCATTGGTCAAAGAAGAAACGCCAATCCCCTTGCTGCCCGATATGCTCCATCACGTCATATGCATGAATTTCGGAGGCATAATCGTCAGGGTATGGAAGGGGCAGAACGGCTAGATCATGTACTGTGTCAGGCTTGTGCGTGTTGGCAAAATCCAGCGTCACCAGATCGTGCCACTGATTGTCACCATCCAGATAAAGCTTCTTGGTCTTGTTCGAGCCGCAACCCAGCAGGATTTCAACCATTGACCTGCTCCTTGATCCACTCCAGCGGGTCGCCAGTATAGGCCCTGAACCCGTCATGGTGCCGAAGCTGAATAGCCGGGTCTAGAAACACATCGCCTCCTGCTTCTCGCCATAGACGACAGAAGCCGTAATCCTCTCCCCATAGGCTCCCATCAACCACATGGGTAGGGAACCAATTGCGCATCTCCTCGCCCTGATCGGTCGTGTATGGCTCTGCATTATCCATGCGATCAAACACACTGCGATTTATCTTGATAAATCCGCCCGGAAGGCCTTCTACCCGCATCAGGTCATCAACCTGCTCAGGGAGGCCGCGAACGTGAAACTTCACATCATCGGACTTCTGTCGATATGTCGCGCCGATGACGTCTTGGGGGCGCTGAGCAAGGGCAGTGAGCGTTCCACCCGACCAGCTAATATCGCTGTCGATGAAGATCAGGCTCTGAGCATTCTCAGTCTCAAGAAACCACTTCACCAGCTTATTCCTTGCTGCCCCGATGAGAGAACAACCCATCTCGCTTTTAACGAGGAAATGAACTCCCTGCATGTGACCTCTGAGAGTATCTGCAAGCAGGGAGTCGAGAGTGTTCGCGTGAACCTTACCGTCTATAGTTGGAATGCCCACGCAAACCAGCATTTACGAGTTCAGCCCAAGAGCAACAAGCGTGGCCTGAATTTCAACCACAGCAGCCGCGATATTGGCCGGGGTGGTCGTACCAGCGGTAAGCGCCGCTGCAAGGGTGTTCGTGCGCTTGGCGATGGGCGTAGAGGTTCCGTAGAAACCGATCTTGTCAGTGGAGGCCTGCCCGAGAACCGTGCCGTCAGGACCACCGTCAGAAAGCTGCTTTTTTGCCATGATGGCTACCTTTCAAAGAGTAGTGTGCGTTTTGAGGGATTGGATGCCCCGGATAACTTCAGCCGGGACACCGTATTTGGTAGCGAGGAAGGATGCGGATTGCCCACTATTGCGGATGGCCAGAACCTGATTATTCGTCAGAGTTGGAACAACCGGCTTAGGAATGGACAGTGTAAACTTCCTCTTCATGGCTTTATGCCGAACCACTGAAGCGGACTGCCTGTCGTGGGTCAATCGTTTTCACGCCATAAAGGATATCAAGTCTATAAGCGCTTTCGTCGTTCACGCCATCATAGACAGGGATCACACGAACGTTGAGGCCCTTGTACGACTTGCGAGCGACTTCGACAGCACCCGGAGGAGCAACCAGCGGCTTCATGACCAGAGCAAAGGCATTCTTGCGGAAGGCCATGTTCTGACGGTAGGAGGTCGAATTCGAACCAACACCGGTAATAGCCAGGGTGTTGAGGTCGGTGACGCCAACCACAGCGCCAGTCTGGTTCGCGCCGGTCCAGATCAGGGCCGGGGAGAAGACCAGAGTGTTGGAGCTATAGGAAACCACCGTGAACTGCTTCAGATACGAGGTCTGAGCCTTGGTCACAGGGTTAACGTCATAGACGCCAGCACCGAGAGCGCCAATGGTAAACACGTCGCCAGGATTGACGTTAAGCGAAGCCACCGTAATGGTCTGCTGGTTCGTGTCCTTGACCGCCGCATAGGTGATCGTGGAAGTCACAACAGACTGGTTGACCGTGCCGGTGATATCCGAACCAGTCGTATGGGCAGGGACGTTCTGGCTCATGTAGGTGTCAACACCGCCGATCATGCCCAGCGAGCCGTCACGGTATGCCTCACGGTTCACACCGTTGATGTAGAGCGAGGTCTGAGAACCAACCATGCCCCAATAGTCGGCAGGGGAGAGAACCGAAGAGCGGCCATCGAACGGAACCGCACCTTCGTCAAGGCGCTGGGGAGCAAGGGCATAGTCGGCAAACGAATTCACCGTCTGGCCCGGAGTGCCAACCCAATTCGGTACGTCCTTATAGAGGTTCATCAGATCAAGATCGACCTGATTGGCAAGCTGCACCATGGCAGGCTTGATGATGCGCTCGGACAGATCACCGATCTTGAGGGTGAGGTCCTGCGAGGTGAACTTGAAGGCAACGTGCTTGCGCTTGTTGACCTGAATGGTCGTGGAGCCTTCGACAGCATCCTGAACAGCCATAACGGCGCCGTCAGTGACCTGAAAATCAGTCGGCTTGCGGATGGTGATGGTATCGCCAACCTTGTAGCCGTTGATGTTCTTGTCGAACTCGTCTTCGTAACCACGGAAGACCTGATTGCCCATCACGAGGTTGTTGTCGAGGATCGAGATAGCTTCAGCGGCGATAATGCTCGCGGTAAGTGTAGTATTTGCCATTTAGGACTTTCCTTGTTAACGCGTCTTGCCTGCTTTTCGGGCCGCGATATAGGCGCTCATGTCGTTACTGTCGGCCAAGTCAGCGAGTGACTTTGATACCTCCGGGCTAGACCCGGATTTGACAGTCGCGAGAGGTGCTATAGGCTGCTTTAGAACAGGTTTAGGCGCAGACTGCTTTGCGATGGCTTGCGCGCCGATACTGGCCTTATGGAGAAGCTTAAGGAGCATTGGGCTCCAGTTATCCTTCAGCACTTGTTCCGGGATGCCCTCGGAGTTTGCGAAGTTAACCAGCTTATCAATAGCAGGCCCGCGTGTTTCGGCGGTAATGCCAGGGATGATAGTCGAAGCAGCCTCAAGGGTTTCCTGAACTCGCTTGGCAAAGTCTTGCTGCGATTTCTCAGTCCGCTGAGTCTCTGCGGTGCGGATAGTGCCTTCCAGTTCCGCTTTCTGTTGCTGTAGAAACGCCATTCTCCGCTCATGCTTTCGCACTCCTAGCGGGTCTTGGTTTTCATGGTAGTCCCAATCGGCTTGGGTGAGCTTCTGATACTCCGCAAGCTCTGCGGCAACGCTTCGCAAGGTCGCCCTTGCATCTAGTTCGGCCTCACTGACTTCGGCTTGTTTGGCTAGCTGCTGTTCGCGCTCGTCAAGTGCCTTGGCCCGCTCGGCTACGGTCTGGGTTTTCTTGGTGTAATCCCCCTGCATGAGGAATTCACCTTCAAGCTCCTTGGGAACCTGATAAGACTTACCGTTCCGTTCTAACGTTACATATTCGATTTCAGCAACGGGTTCAAGATTCTCGTCATCTTCGACGCCAACGTCCTTTGGGCCGTCATCTTTGGCTTCATCGTCGGTTGGGGTTACGACTTCCGGCTCAAGCGCTGCTTCTGCGATTGTTGGGGTTTCCAGTTCGGGAAGCGGGGCTACTTCGTCGGCCATGCTTGTGCACTCCTCTTAGGTTGGTGCGGTTACTCGTGCGAATGATACAGAACACCGGCTGCGCCAGTCCATGCGCCTCCCGATGTGTGCGTAAACTTGATAACAATATCTCCTACAGATGGGTTGACCGTTGCAGCACCTCGCGGACTACCTAGAGCAACGTCTGTTTGAAGACCCGTGTCGTTAAGAATCGCTGCGTTTGTGATCATGGAAGACGTGATTCCGTCCGCCACTCCGCATTTGATCTGGCTCGGAGAAAGGTTCACATCGCGAACAACGTGTGTGTCGCTATTGTTTTCAAATCGAAGGGCGCCAAAGGTCGATACATCACCATTCACCCCATCTACGCGGGTCACTACTCCGATTTGCATAAGACCAACGGAGTTGGACCCGCGATCCACCTGCATGGAAATCTGAGAAATATCGATACGCCCGGTATTGTCGTGGGGGAAGTTAGTCGTATCTGACAGGTCTATCAGAACGGCCCATGTGCTGGCCTGAATGCCAGTAAGGACATAAGAGGCTCGCACATTATGCTCTCGCTCTGTCTCTGTCGTCCAGACTTCGCCGTCTTCCGTAAGATTCAGGTTCGCGCCAGTTGCACCTTTAATTTCGACTGGACTAGGCATTGAACTCTCCTACGGTAGGCTGGCGCGAGGCTGCGTTGAGCAGGGCAATGCGCTCCCTACTCTCAATCTCAGCCTGCGCGATGCGCTCACGGCTGGCGATTTCCATCATGACCATCTCTTCATCAGCGGCAATCTTGGCCATCTTTGAAGCCTTGTCCGCCTCTGCCTTGGCGATATCGACGGCCACACCCTGCTGAAGCTGCTGGTTCTCTGCGGTAAGGCGCGTAATCTCTGCCTTCCCTGCCTCGATAAGTTGCTGGACCTGAGGCGGAATGCCCTGCTCGCCAAGAGCCTGCGGGGGGATCATGCGTTTGATGCGCTCTGCAATCTCATCAGCGCCCTGCCAGTCGAGGGACTTCACCAGGATATCGCCAACAAGTGGAGCCGCTGCCGGATAGGCTTGAATAAGCTGCATCATCTGGTCAGCGGTTTCCTGCCTTTGCGTCGTATAGCTCGGACCGGTCGAAACCGTCAGATCATACTTGCCTGCGGTAAGATCGTGCAGAGCCATGACGGCTTGGCCAAATTCATCAACTTTCGGCTTTCCATCCTCATCCATGACCGGCGTCGGCTGGTTGATCTTCTGTGCCGTCTGCGATCCATCCTCACCGATCACGCGGATAATGCGGGGAGCGTCGTAAACATGGGGAATGAGGTCGATAATGATCCGCCCTGTGTGCCGAATGGCGCGAGACAGGTTGTCGATGAAATGGAAGGTGGAAACATCACCCTCACGCTGGCGAGCCATGATTGCCCGACCACTCGTTTCATTGCTTCTGGCGCCCAAGGACGCATCGTAAATGCCGGTAATGGACTTGATATCGTCCGACGCGTTTAGCGCCTCCTGCAACGCTCCTGCCGCCGCGCCACCATCCAACGGCTGACGCAGTGGAGGTTGCTTGCCCTTAGTGAATTCAAGGAACGGATGAGACTTCGTGTTAGCCGTATTCCAGCGCTCGATATCAACGTCGAATGCACCCTCTTCACCAATGAATGGGACACGCGGCGCAAGGGCAACCAGTTCGGTTCCGCTCGTGCGCCAGAAGTTCAACATCTGCTGGGCGTCCTTGGCCCCGTTGATCAGGCTGCGAAGGTAGCGCTTGCCATCGATCCAGAATTCATCGCCATATACCGGGCTGATGGGAATGTACTTACCGGGCCATTCACGCTCGGAGAGGACTTCAGCACCCGTCATGATGCGCTGCATGACCTTGAAGCACTTCACCACACGACGAATGGGCTGGCCTAGCTCATCAACCGCAAGCGTGATCAGGCCCGTTTCCAAGGCAAGGGCGATATCCTCATCCTCGGTGAGCTGCTTCTCATCGAAGGTGCGTCCATCCGTGGTTTTGACCAGTGTCTTTTCGGAGGGTTCACGTGTCCACCATTCGGCCACGAGAACGCCATCCTCATTCAACCAGTCGCCTGTTACCTCAGTCCACGCATCGCTGTCCCAATCAGTTACAACGGCCTTGGGATACTGGCGCTTGAATTCTTCCTTGCTCAGACGGTCCACGACAAAGGCGTCATTCCAGTCCGAACTATCAGCAGCGGTGGAATTGGGATCACCATAGACGCTCAGAGGATTGGCAACGCGATCAATCGTGATATCTAGGTCAAACGTGTCATCATAGGCATAGCCGATCCCGACACGGATATAACCGAAGCCGCCACCAGTCGCACACTCAACAGCCGTGTCATAAGCTACGTCAGCATTGCTGGTATATTCGATGTTCCTGATCAGGCCATTGATGATTTCAGCAGTTTCAGGATCGCCGTGACTATCAACCGGGTGAACCTTGATCGATGGCTTGTTCTGACGCGCATCGTTGACGACCTGACGAACGACAGGGCCAAGCTTATCAATCGTTAGGCAGGGGCGCCCTTCCTGCTCACGCTGGCGGCGAATGGCTTCTGGCCACTGATCCCTTGCACGGACAAAGAGCGTATCAGCGCGATAGGACAGGCGATTATCCTGCTCATGCTCTTCAGCCCTATCAAAGCACTTCCGGGCGCGTGAGAGCAGATCATCATCGCGGCGGGGCTTCTTCTTTGGCTCTTTATCCATAGCGTTCAATCGTCCTTTGAATGTATGGCAGAACCTCTTCTTCGGTTTCTGGCCAGCCGGTTGTGTTGAAGTGATCCGTTAGCTGTCGAGCCTTGGTGCGGATGAACTTCAGGCGCTCATATCCATTCCCGACCGTTGTGCCAAGCTGGCGCGTCCATTGGGTGGTGAATAGACGCTCTATGTCGTCCGGATCAAGCATCACCCCATCCAGCCCCCAGCAACGGCGACAGGTCGCTTACCTTCACGCTTCTGACGCGGCTCTTCATACGCAACGCACATCAGGCCAAACGCATCGGCGCCATGGCTTGACCAATCGTGCTCCGGGCCAAGACCAATGTTGCGGTCATCTGTGGAGCGCTTCTCATGATACCAGCCGAGGGCTTCGCGGCCTGCTTCGGTGGTTGAGGCATTGAACCAGACGCTGGGAAATAGGCGGCGGGCGGACTCAATCCGCATCTTGGCTGCACCTTTGCCCTGGTTCGGAACCACTTCTGTTTCAAACCCCGCATCTCTCAAGGCGCTGTCGTAAGATACGTCATACACCTTGTCGTTTGTAGCGCCATCGTGAGGTAACACACAAAGCGCTTTACTCCAACCATTATCACGCATCCATTGAACGTGCACAGCCAAAGGTTGTCCAGAAGCCTCATAATAGTCGAGGACACGGATTTCCCTGCCGATGAACTGCGCAATCCAGATCGAACACGCATCGGCCTTTGCACCAGTGCCGCCGATATCCCAGAAGGCCCTTACGGTCATCAGCGGGTCTTTGGCTACGTTGGAGATGCGACCGGCTGATTTGGCTTCGACCAAAGCCTTTGCGTAATAGGCGCCTTCAACGACTGTCACGAACTCGCCCTCCCAAACATGGTTGTATTGGTCCGGACGCGCCCTGAGGTCTTCCAAGCGCTCCTGGTTAAGCACCTCTGGAAACCATGGATTGTCCTGCCAGTTCAGTTCGATGATTTTGGAATCTTTTGGCGGATCGAGACGAAAGCGCTTGTGTGTGTCGCTGTTCTTTCGCTCAGGGTTCCACGTTACCCAAATCTCGGAGTTGTCTTCACGAACAGTCGGGACCAGCTTTTGCCATGCCGCTTCTGAGACTGGCTCGGCTTCATCAACCCAACACAGAAGAATGCGGGCTTTGGACTTGATGCTGTCGAGGTTCTGACGCAGGCCGGAGAACACATATCGAATGCGTCCATCGTTGGACCGAACGTACTTTTCACCGACCTCGTAATATTCCGCTAGGAATGGCTCGCTTGCGATTGCAGCCTTAACCTCTTCCAGCGAGGATTCGTCCAGCGAGTTCATATACTCACGAGCGCAGAGGATTTGTCCTTCCAGCCCTGCCATTCCCCACTGATAGCCACGAACGGCTGTCATCTTGGCGAATGATCTGGTCTTGGCTGAGCCACGTCCGCCATATGCCCCACGATAACGCGCCTCTCCCAGAAACACCGGGATTAGCTTCGGAGGCATTTTGACTTGGACCTTCACTCGTCAGGGCCGACCAGTTGGATAGTTGCAACTCGGATAGGGTTCTCCTGATCGCCCGCAAGGGTCACAGGAATGAGCTTTGGATAGATGGTAGCCCAAAAGGCTTTTTCGTTCTCTGGGGCCTCCTGAGCCCATGTAACGAGCCTATCGACGCCGCCTAGCTTTTCTGCGGCTTCCGCAATCGCTTCCTTGGCTGCTTTCGTAACCTTGTTAGGAGAACCCTTGGGGCGACCTGCGCCGCGACGTGTAAGATTCTCTGCCTCTATTTTATGTGACACGCTGTACCTTCCCGACTGCCATTAGCTTGGTCGCTGATGATGGTCGATACTACGCATTTGGCTTAACTGTTTCAAGCCCTATGGACGCTCTTCCCAATTCACTTTCAGCGTACCGCTTGTTGTTCCAGTCACTGTAAGCCTGAAATAGTATGTGGCTGCTGCAACACCGCGCTCATCGCTTGAGTTCACGCCTACTGCGCCAGCGAAGTTTGCATTGTCGCTTGTCTTGTTGCGAAGGACGTCCAGGATCGTACCGCCTGTATGTGTGCCGCCTGCCGATATGACGACTTGAGGCGTATAGAATGGCTCAGGTCGCTCGGACATGTTGTTGCGTCCGAATATTGGGAGGATGGTTGAGAATGTACCGCCTTCTGTTCCCCCAGCTACAGTCTCTAGCCTGGCCTCCCCAGACAAGAGGTTAATGCCAAGAAACCATAGGATGGTGTTTATCGGCACAACAACCTTGAACACCGTGTCTGTGGTGAACTCGTAGAAGGTGCGGAACTCTCTGCCTGCAAAGAAGCCGGTCTGGCCAACATCGACGCGGAGACGCCTGTTAGGGCCATCCCCGCCGTCTGTCATGAGGTCTAGAGGCTGTATGATTGGGACTGGATCATCTTCGGAAACGGGAACCGAAGTGCCCCGCTTGCCCAAGGATAGTTCTACGGGGCTGGCCATTCATCTCTCCGACGCTTAGAGATGGGGAGATGATACGGGTTATGGCCTTTGTTAGCAAGTCGGCGTCACTACTGGAATGTTAGCACCAGTCACTTCAGCAATGGCGGCTGCGGTGATGAAGATCATACAGGCACAGGATGCAAACACCATAACGTCGAACCAGATCATTAGTCCTCTCCTCTTAGATTGGCTTTGGAGGGAGTTGGAGCGTGGTCCGTGCGGTATCCATATTACCCTCGCTGAGATCAGCATAGGCGCCCCATATAGCCCTGAGGTCGTCAGGACTAATCTCTTGAATTTCCATGACAAGCCAGCCCTTACCATTGCATTCAGGGCAAACAATGTCCTCTCCATTCCATTTGCTCTGCGCAGTTCCTCCGCCGCCACAGGTTTCGCAGTCAATTGGCATCTGTTCTATCATTTCCAAACTGGCCTCATGATGCATCCCGTCTCGTACTGATACGATAAGGCGGCAGTTAGATTAGTAAACCTAATCCATCCATCGGCAAAGTCCTTGCACTCCCATGCTATCACTACAGGCTCACTCATTCGTCATTCCCTGTTAGGTTAGTGGGTTGGGGTTTGGAGTTAGATAATGCTTCCTTCGCTTTTATGAATTCTCCGACGCTGTATCCAAAACCCGCGACCCAATGGTCATCATTTGTTCGAATTTTAGGATAAACCCTACAGTGAACCGGCCTATCATCTTCGATACCACTCAATGGCCAATCCGCTGATGCCGCAAAGGGAGTTAGAGCCTCACAGAGCTGTTCAATCATCCTATCTTTAGCTTCCAATGCGGCTGCTGCATCACGAAGGGTTTGAGTTGGGCATGCCCACTCCCTATCGGCTGCAAACGCTCTTAAAGTCTCAATCAATTCTCTATTTTCATCCTTTACGGTTCTTTTCCCGTAGTCGCTCGGCAAGCGCAGCAAGCTCATGTTTCCTCTCCGTTAGATTATTTGATTGGATTTAGAGGCTTTGGAACGGGCGCGATACTTGCGCATATATTCGGTGAAGTAACCCGGTCTGTGCCTGCTTTTGTTTCTGTCCGGCTTGGGAGTGGATAGAGGAAGTGAAGGCTGCTGCGCTTGAGCCTCAACTTTCTTCACTCTGCATGGGTCGGTACGGTAGTGCAGGAAACCGCACTTATCGCACTTATTCAACCTTTATCCCCCAAGTTCGCCACACTTCTCATATGGGCAAGAATGGCATTATCTGTCTCTTCGTCTGCCATGATTATGTGGCTAGGATAAGACTCGATCCTCCATTCTTGGAATGCCTCCTCGACCCACTCCTCAAACTCAGGAAGCGATACGCCGTCTTCCTTAAACTCATCAAGAAGGAACTGGAAAGCCACAAAGAAATCATTTGCTGTTTTCATTATCTGAACCCTTTTTACGCGCTATTTCGTCCATCTTCTCATTCAAAGCGAGAATGTATCTAACAATCCTCCTGATCTGCTTTCGATACGATGCCGTTTGAACCTCCCATGCATCACCATCAGAACTATCGCAGTAAGTCTTGGCAATCGCCTCAACCCTCTTTTCATCAATCATGGGGGCTTATGCCCCCATCGCTTCAAACATGGTCTTCATTTTTTGGGCCTCATCGACGCTGCTGAAGCTGCCAACCAAAACCCACTTCTGGAACTTGGTCTTGTTGTCGAGGTGAACGCTAGTGACCAGTTCCAGAACCTTGGTGCCTTCGATCTTGTACATTTGCTCTCTCCGTTTCCTGAGTATGAGTAAACACCAGATCGGATCGATTGTAAACACCCATTTTGAATTAATTGATCGGTCTACTCGCCCACCGTACCGATCAGAAGTGGATTTACCGAGGGAGGGAGGCTCGGTGCGATTGGTTTTGAGGGGCAGGGCTTGATACCTGCTCCATGCTCGCCAGCTTTCTGTCATCAGTGCTGGTCAACGCTCGGCTGGCATGGTCAGTGCCGTGTCTATGTACGTCCTATCCGTACTGCCCTCAAACTCTATGTTCTATTCCTTGTTTGGCTTTGGAATGAAGGAAAGCGCGTAAGCTATTGCGTCCGCTTCTTTTCTCATGTCGTTTTTATTAGCCCTTGCCTCATTATACACACGAAGTCGGCGCATTGTCGAATCGCTTCTGTCGCCTTCATGGAATAGTTTGACGTACTTCTCAAACCCATCCATCACCATCTGCTCGGCGTCAGCGGCACAGAGCCGACCGGCAAACATTTCCTCAAGCCTTTCCCTCAGTTCGCTCATCTATGTTATCCTGCCGTTACGAATGGCTTGGGAGATGGACTTAGACGCGCGGTTCTGGCCAATTACCGCTGACGTATTTGCGACGTCATTAACGTGATAGTATGGAAAGCACTGATCATTGGGTGCAAATTCCTCAGCGATCCTAGCGCATCTCACGCGCTCATCAAGGATAGCTTGGGCAATGATAAGCTGGATATTGGCGTTTTCCATGCCCGTTTCATACAGATCAACGCTGGCGTCGAATGCTGCCAGCGAAGGGTCCTCGGCCGCCGCCCAAATATCATCCGGCATATCATCAGGCTTGCTCATCTCGTTACCCTTCTGTGATTGTGTGGGATAGGGGCGGGGGAGGCCACGAGCCAAGATAATTAATGGAACTCCAAGCCTCTGCGTTTACCACTTTCCCAGATTTTACCATCAATCTGAACGTTACGCCCTGATATCCATGCTCGGATTCTACCTTCGCCCTCCATTTGCGGTATTCTCGCTGACTGCTCATTCTGCCTTATCCTTTGATTGCTTGGGATAGGGCGGTGTCAACGGCAACTATCGCATTCAACGGCACCAGGTAGCTTTCATATTCATGGTTGAATGCTGAGAGGTCGCTAACCATTCGCAATATACCCACCAACTCCGCAATGGTCTTGTCGCGGGCTTCTAAAGCATCGGATGCTTGAGCAAAGTCTACATACATCTGGTTTTTTTCTAGGTGCGCATACACACTGAACACCGCTTCCCTGTACCCGATGCCTTTTTGCTGGCTTATTTTACGAAGCCGTTCGCTGATCTCAATCAGGTCACTCATCCTATTCCCCTTATCCTTGTATTAGGTTTGCTTTGGAGGGGCCGGAAGTGGTTGCCAATGCGTCAGAGTGACGTTGTACATTCCGCCCATAGCATTCCACCTAAAGCCCTTCCCAAGTAGGTCATCTTCGCCATCATATCGAAGCTGAAGGCCGCGAATTAGCCACCATGACGGCGCTCTTCCTTCTTCTATCCGCACGCCTATGAACGGCTCATCATGCGGTGCCGTTTCAATCGGTTGCCATTCACTCATTTCCGCACCAGTTGGCTTATGTGGAACTTACGATGGGTTACGTCTATAATCCGGCGCTGCTTTTGAGTGTAGACAGTGCTGGAGCGATGGCTGGTGTAGTTGTAGCTGCTCATTTCACACCGTCACTATCGTTGTAGTCTAGGTCCGAGGGCTTAAGCATCTTCTTTGCCCACGCCCATCCCGCGTCGAAGCTTGACTTCTCGGCGTCAAACTCGCCCAATGCCGCCTCAACTGCCTTCATCAAAGCCGTTGCAGAATACCGATAAGACGCTGGAGTGTTTGCTTCATAGGCCGCAATCGCTGCATCCATTACGCGACGGTACTCATCCACATCATGAATTTTCAAAGCCACACAACCTCTCCTGTCTCGGTGCATTTATAGATGGCATACACCGGCTGGCACTTCGGCGGCTCAGGCGGCACATGCACAGGCTCAGGAACGGCTATAGGCTCTATCTCTGCTACTGTGGTAGGTTCTGGCGGTGAAACTGGCTGTACGGGGCTCTCTGTTGATTGTAGGGGGTTTTGAATGGTCGATGGTGGCGAAGTTATCGAGGCCCTATACTCGTAAGCTGCTCTCGATGATGCTCCGGGGTTCAGAATGTCCGACAGGTCGCATCCGGCTAGTGCAGGAATGGTGAGGAGGATGAGAAGGCGGTTCATGAACGGGCCTCTATCCGCAGCAATTCGGAAATTCGCATAGAATAGTCCCGCTCGCAGATTTCCTTTGCATGCTCTAGCGAGGCAGCACTAAACTCAATTCCTCTCACCCCTTCCGCTACGGGAGCGAATGTCCCGCCGAACCCTCCGTTCGACCACTCCAAAGCCTCATACGACCCAAACACGCTATCCGCGCTGAAACGTTCCCACTGATCTGAACATCTCGCCTCGTACCAATTTAGCGTGTGTTCTGTCTTCTCTGTCATCTCTTCCTCCAATGTATTGTTGTGGGTGGGTTACTTAGGCGGGAGCATGGCCTCGATGGCCTTAAGGTCCGCATCCACACCCTGTCCCATGTTGTCCTTCAGCATTGACCGGAAGAACTCTGCGTAAACGGCATCGGTAAGAATGTTGGTATCATCGACGGATGGATACCCGAACTCCTTAAGGTTGCGGACACCGGCTTTGATAATCAGCTTCTGCGTGTTGTTCATTGTCTCACTCCTCTCGTTGTTGGTTAGGCTTGGGAATGGAAGGATAATGGCGGTCACGATGGCACTTTGGACAAAGCCAGATAACGTCTAATGGCTTCGTGTAATCCTCGTGATGCCCATGAATCCTGTGGTGTTCTTTCCCGCAAGCTGAACAAAATTGTGGCTTCTCTATTTTCCCATCCCGAACGGCGTTGTTCAGAATGGTTGTCGCCGCCTTCTTCCATGAAGGATACTTGGCTCTAGCTGCTCTTAAGCTAGCCTTGCCAGCCTCCGTTGACTGGTAGCGCTTATGCCTCTCTCTTACCCTAGGGTCCTCCTGGAAGCGCTTCCGGTCATACTCCCTATATTGCTCTGCTCTCCTATTCCTATTGTCTCTGACAGCCGCTTTGACGCATTCCTTGCATCGCGCTTTGTCAGAGACGTAAAACTCACTATCTGGCTTTGTTGCTCCGCAGAGCCGGCATGTGTGTTCCATGCCTCAACCGTACCAGAACGGAATTGTGGGTGTCAATACCGTTAAAATGGAATGTCGTCGCTAAGCCCATCGAATGGATCGGCGGCGGCAGGCTTGGGAGCAGGTCGATTTAGTTCATTCCGATTGACCGCAGGCCCATCCAGCAGCACGAGCTTTGCATCAAACCCGCTTAGGATAATTTCAGTCGAGTAGCGATCCTGTCCGCTCTGGTCCTGCCACTTGCGGGTTTGCATGGAGCCCGAAATGTAAACCTTGCTGCCCTTCTTCAGGTATTTTTCAGCGACACCAGCAAGCCCTTCATTGAAAATCTGGCACCGAACCCACTCGGTCTTTTCTTTCTGCTCGCCAGAGTTCCGATCCTTCCATTTCTCAGTAACGCCGATGGACAGGCCGACAATCTTCGAACCGGAATTGGTATTCCGAACTTCAGGGTCATTTCCGAGGTTTCCGATAAATTCGCAGCGGTTAAGCATTCTTCTTCTCTCCGATGGTTGGCAGCTTTGCTCTGCCGATTAGGTTGTAAATCTGGGCTTCCGAAATCTTGAAGTGGTTGGCTAAATCCATGGTGTCGTAAAACCCGGTTCGCCATTTGAATTTGATGCGGGATTTCATGCTCTCGCTAATCATTCGCCCCTCCCATGTCGTAATCGTCGTCATCTGCGGAATTGAAGCTTGATACGGACTTTGCCAGTTCGGCCATCGCCTTCAGTTCGTCCATATCGCACCAAGTCTTTTCGGCCATGTGGGCCATGAGGTGCGGATCACTCAGCCGCTCAAGGCTAATGTCGTAGCCGAACCGTTCGGCAACGAGATAACCGTTGCGGATCGTCCATTGAGATTTTGCGGAACCTTGCATCCTAGCTCTCCTGGTTTCGGACCCCATGCCGGGGACCATGTGCCGGTATCTGCGAAATAGTCCAACCGCCGTTGCCAATCGATTTGTTGGGGCTGGTTTGGCTGGGGAAGGCGCTCAACGGCTCCCCGAACCCAGTTTCGCCACGTCGCGGGCCAATCGGTCTTGGCGGCGTCCTTCCCGGCCTTCGCCGCCCAATAGTCTCGGAACTTGTCGGATTCAGATTTGGCTTGGGAAGGGGCCAGACCCATGCTCACGGCCAAATTCAAATCCGGGACGAAATCGGCAGGAATGCGCGAACCGCGCCGAGAGGGTTGGGGGGATATAGGGGGGTTAATT